GATCGTTTTTCTGTTTATATTCGGAGAGTTTAATTATGCGCCATATGACAACAAATGAAATTGCTGAGATTAATTTCCGCACCATGTATAACGGTATTCTGAATCGTGAGTACTCTATTCGTGACTTCAATCTATGGGTAGTGGCACAAAATAACATTTCCTATGATGAAGGATATGAAGATGGTTTCGGTGGGTATAGTGATATCGTACAAGACTTTATGAAAGGTGATCTATGAACCGCAAAGAAATTATTGATGAAATGACCACTCTATTGCAGGAACAGTATAGTAGTGAGTATGCTCTCGGATACATGACCAACTTTCTTGGAAACTGTTTGGAGTCGCCTGCGGAAGCTACTGTAGAAGCAATGATGGAGCGTTTACAAATGGTGCGTGAGGACTGTACGAAATAACATTACCTAAATTAATGGTTGACAGGCAATTTACTAACCATTATAATACAGGTGTCCGTTATGAAAAATGATCAATTACTTTACATGTGCATTTTAGCACTAGCATTATTACCTTTTTATCCATTGCTTACTATAACGATTCTTGTTATAATGGCTTTTATGGGTACCGTGATTAAATAACAGGAGTGAATTATGGTTGATAGATTTGATTTAGAGCAACAAATTATGGAATGCTGGAGCATTGTTAATGATATCTCCACTCTAGAATCTCAAGGAGCAAGTGCTACCGATATGGTGAGTTTAGCTGCTGTTTATGAATTTAAATTTAAACAGTTATGGGATACATTCGAGCAAATGGTTGAACAAAAACAGTTTAAAAACAATTTCAAGAGCGATGAATGAGTTATATCGTAGGATCATTACCGCCTATTAAATGTTGGGTCAAGAGAGAATTCCTTTACAATTTTGAAAAGGGACACGGAGAACTTGAACCAGCAATTTGGGTTAGTTTGAAGGCCTTGCGTGGGCAGGTATTTCGCATTGAGAGTTTATTACCCGGTTACGGAGCTCTCTACGATAAGTTGCCCATCCATGCATACGTGTGGAAGGAAGATTACTCCATGTCCTTACCGATTGATACACTTCAATTATGGGATTGTATGGGTTACCGATTCACTATTGTGGAGAAGATCGGACTCAGAAATCTTGGAGTAAAGTTTTTAGGTAAAGATAAGCAGTGGCACTTTGGTCAATATCTGTTTACTGTAGACTTCTGCGCTGACGGTATGGATGTGGATACAGGATTCACCGAGGTGGCTGAAGAACATAAGAGTTTTAATTTTATTAAATTAGATAACGGTCAGTTTGCGACACAACCAAATAATAGATGCCTTTGGTATGATCAGAGTTTGATTTCTGGTGATGTTAAATTTCCAGACTTCAAAGCCGCTCAAACAATATGGACAGTAGACGGATCTCGGAAGTGGTCCGCTAGTGATGATTGGTTTTATACAATAACTGCAAGAGATAATAAGGATTTAAAATGAACGTTCTAGATAAATTTTGTCGACCAATGGTAATTTTCGATGTTACTAATTCAGAGCATCGTCAACACTACCGAACTTTTACGAAGTACCGAACATGGGGTCGGTGTCCTGTACGATTTGAAATTCCAGAAGATACAGGCATGGACTTGATCTCGATGGTTCAGAAACAATTGCTCGATTACTATATGTCACAGGATAAAGCATTGAATGCATAAAAATCCTATTCGTAAAGCTTTCGAAGAAACCACAGTTAGAAATTTCGACAAAGACCCATATGATCTAACTAGAAACGAAAGGGATGAATATATCAATCCTTTGATAGAAGATCATTGGCAAACCTTCCAAGAAGGTTGGCAATGTGCTATTGATCTCATTAAAGAATGGGATGAAATGAACACCTACACCTCACCTATAATTGACGGAGTCATGGATCCACGTGATAGGTAACTGTTGTATTTTCGCAACAATGTTGTTTTCCTGCAACACCTATGGTTGACAAACCGGATTAGCTGTGTTATACTGTATTTAATGAATGACGAAAGGTGAATACATCATGGCTTATATGAATCAAGAACGCAAGAAAATTGTCGCTGAAATCCTTAAACCCGTTTTGAAAAAATACAGTATTAAAGGTAGTTTAGCTGTACGCAATCACAGCACTTTGGTTTTAAATATCAAAGCTGGTTCAATTGATTTTATTGAGAATTTTAATAAAACGATAGAAAAACGTCCTGGTGGTTTTCGTAATGGTTCGCCTGCTGAAAAATATATCAGTATTAATCCTTACTGGTTTCAGGAACATTTTAGTGGCAAAGCCAAAGCATTTTTAACCGAATCGATGAAAGCATTAAAATCTGCCGGCTGGTACGATAAGTCGGATGCTCAAGTCGATTATTTTGATACCGCTTATTATGTTGATATTAATATCGGCACTTGGAACAAACCTTACGAGGTAGTATAATGAATAAAGTTATTGAGCTCGGTCATGTTGCCGTTTTGGTGAGCGCTAGACATGGCGCTGGTTGGTATTCTTGGCATAACATTCAAGAATTACTTTTTGATCCTGTTGTTGTCGATATGGTTCGCCGTAAAGTTGATTACCATGAAGTGATCGAATTCTGTAAAGAGAATTACTCTAATGAGTATTATGGTGGTGCAGCTGGATTAGAAATTGTTTGGGTGCCTGAAGGTGTGAATTTTAAAATTGACGAATATGATGGACTAGAGACCTTGGTCTTGGAAAAAGATATTCAATGGATTGTTGCTTGATCAATAGGAACAAAAAATGAAATTTAAAAATACTTTGAAGTCTCTTTTCGATGAATTCTCTACGGAAATTTATTGTCTCAGGGAAACTGGTGATTTGGACGATGAGCTGTATGAAGCTACGTTTGAATATTTGATCAATACAGGAAACATTCCTTACGGTGTCGCTAAGGCACGTACAGGTGATCCTTATGAATTTGTTTCTGAATTCTTGTTGAAAGGTTATATTAATAGTAAAAACGCATCTGAGCATATATAATACTCAGGCATTAAATTGCGGAATTAGTTTAGTGGTAAAACTACAGATTTCCAATCTGTTGTCATCAGTTCGATTCTGATATTCCGCTCCAATATTTTTGACCGAAACGCACATCGGTGTGCGGCCGGACTGTTAATCCGTGTGAGGTTGGTTCGATTCCAACTCGGTCAGCCATTTTAAAGGAGTAGTTATGAAACGAAAACTAACCGTACCCAAACGTAACCCTTTCGTTTGTTTGGTACTTAATAAAACAGGGGCAGGTAGTCACCGCAAGTCTAACAAGGCCTTGCGTAAGTTAAGTAAGCAAAGCGATAATGTAATTATTGGGTGAGTGGCCGAGTGGTTTAAGGCACCGGTCTTGAAAACCGGCGAGTAGAAATGCTCCGTGAGTTCGAATCTCACCTTACCCGCCAGTATTTCTCTGATTAGGCTAGTCTGGTTTAAGTCGCTTGGTTTGGGACCAAGAAATCGTAGGTTCGAATCCTACATCAGAGACCAGTTTTTTTGCCCCGTTAGCAGAGTGGTAATGCACTTCACTTGTAATGAAGGGATCGGCGGTTCGAATCCGTCACGGGGCACCAATTAATACTCTGTTCGTCTATCGGTTAGGACATCGCCCTTTCACGGCGGTAAGAGGGGTTCGATTCCCCTACAGAGTACCACATTTAAGGAAATATTATGTCAGCCATCTTCTTGACGTCCGACAGTCATTTCGGACATGCTGGAGTTTGTCGCTTCATGAGAAATGACGGAGTGACAAAACTCAGACCATGGGACGATCCACAGGAAATGGATGAGGCCATGATTGAACGTTGGAACGAACGTGTGCGACCGAGTGATAAAGTATATCACCTTGGTGATGTTGTTATTAACCGAAAATCTCTTACTACACTTGCCAGACTTAATGGTGATAAGATACTAATTCGTGGTAACCATGATATCTTTCGTGATGACGAGTATAGGACTTACTTTAGAGAGTTACGGGCATACCATGTTATGAACGGAATGATCCTTAGTCATATTCCAGTTCATCCAGAGTCGCTCGGTCGGTTTGGTGTCAACATTCACGGACACCTTCATGCTAATCGTGTTATGAAAGCAAGAGGAGTCGATGCCCGTACAGGAGAGATCCTTTACAGCACTGAAATTGATCCACGATATCATTGTGTATGCGTGGAACAGACTGATTTTGCACCAATACTTTTCGAAGATGTTATTAAACGTATTAAAGAAGAAGGTGGAGAGATAGGATTTAAGAACGGCAACGGTCCTGCAATGTAGGAAATACTATATACTACGGATTAAACGAATTACTTTTCTGTATATTGTCTTTTGCTGTTACTATTTTTAGATTATTTTCAACGTGAAGACCACACACATAATAACTCCTTAGTGGTATAACATGATCGACATGATGCTTTATTCCTGTTTTTTCAGTCATTAATTTGGCTTCGTTGTAAATTTGTTTTATCTTATCCTTGTTGGCCCAGCTTGGAGTTAATTTTTGTTTTATGTTATGGTTAAATCTTGTTTTTCTCCAATCATTTTCGGAAAGTGGCTTTGTCTGATCAGAGACAACAGTATCTTTACATTTATCGTCATGATAAATTCCGATTGATTTTTTCTTAGCTATACTTCTAGGTAAGATTGGGCCAATAAAACTATTTTTAAATTTTGTATATTCTCTCGATGTCATAACTTTATTTATAATATATTTTCGAAAATATTATCGTTTCTACTTAGTTTTAGAGTCGTATTAGTATAAATACTAATATAGAAGTATATCGTAAACACTAATATAGGACTGACATGAAATTCTTTAAATTGCTCTCTGACATTTTTACATCAATTGTTGAAGCACGCCAAAAACAAGCAGCTGAATCTATTCGCTATGGTAACTTTAGTCGCTGGGAATAATACCTGAACATTTAGGCAAAGGTGCTCAGGCACCTTTTTTTTGTCTTGACATTCGTGCGGAATAGTGTATAATACATATATGATGGAAAATGACATTTATTATCTTGTGGTGTTTTCAGAAGACCTAATCGAATTCGTTGCTGAATGTGATCTTAGGGTAAAGGAAGGCTTCACACCTACCGGTGGTATTACCGTTAACGGAGATACATACTACCAGTCATTCTATCAATTAAGGAATTAAGATGAAATACAAATTTACGCATTTGACCGAAGCCGAAGTAGATGGTGTGAGTTTGCAAGGATACATTTACACCACTTACTCCAAATTACTACGAGCTTTCGGACAACCTGACGTAGGACCAAATGCTCAAACTGATGATACTATTTCTTGTGTTTGGAGATTGGGATTTGAGGATAGTATAGTTCTCACCATTTATGATGAAGGATTAGGATTTACACCCAATGATGAATTTGATTGGAGAATTGGTGGTTATGATTCTTCAGTTATTAGGCGTGTTCAAGATATAGTATTAGGAAATTGATAATGCGAACCAATGTTATTATTACTGATGGATTTTACAATAATCCGGATGAAGTGAGGAAATTTGCACTATCACAACCATTCGATGTTAAGGGAAACTTTCCTGGTTTTAGAACAAAATCTCTCATAAATCAGTCAACTAAAGATACAATCTCCGATACACTTTTTCCTTTTGCTGGAAAAGTCACCAATTGGCATGATGAACAATTGGGTGGATATACAGGATCTTTTCAGATTACCACATCGATGGATCGTTCATGGATTCATAGTGATTATACCACAAATTGGGCTGGTGTTCTTTACTTGACTCCAGATGCACCATTATCTTCTGGAACAGGTCTGTTCAAGTTGAAACACACCAACAGCATGTTTGATGATGGAACCGACCTGACTGGTATGGCGCAAGATATGACGAAGTGGGAAATGGTTGATAGAATCGGTAATGTTTATAACCGATTGGTATTGTACCGATCGGACATTTTTCATTCTTCGCTTGACTATTTTGGTTCAGACATGTATAATGGACGCTTGTTTCAATTGTTTTTCTTGACTACTGAATATTGATGATTGATGCAATTTTTAGAATTATTAGTTTCTTAATGTCACTATTATTTACTATGATGGTGTTATTTGGAATGTCCGTACTTTTTATAAGTCTCTTTGGTGGAATTATAATATTTCTAGGTAAATGATCATGACATCAGGTTTCGCATTTTTTGATATTTCTTTTCAATCACTGAATTTGTTTTCGGCTATTTTAGGAATGTTTTTTGCTGCCACAATGTGGAGAGTACAATCAATGTACTTTGTTGCATTCTATTTTATCGGTGTTGCAGCTTACTATGGATTCATGTATTACTTTCAAACGATGCCACACCTAATCAGGTAGAAAATGTATCTGAGTTCTAAAATATTTCGTATTTTAGATTCCAATAAAAATATTTTTATTGGAAAACAGTATACTGTGGACTTGAAAAATAACTTACAGAGAATATTTAAGTCATTTAATTTGATTGTCACGATATATAATACACAAGAAGACTCTGAATATATTTTGGGAGCTTCTTATGATAATGAAAGTGATGAAATTGAAATGAATATTTTTCTAGATAAAGATTCGGTTGATTTTTCGTTGAAAGAAGATGAATGGAAATCATTTAGATTTAAGGTTTCTCAAATATTGCAACATGAGTTGATTCATCGTGAACAATATCGAAAGAAAGTTGTTGATAATGGTTATATTCATTCGGACGAAAAGTTGTATTTGTCCAATCCGGATGAAATTGATGCTTACTCTCACGATATCGCAATGGAAATTGTATATTTTTACGGTGAAACGCAAAAATATGAGATTATTCGAAATATTTCTGAAAAAAGTGAAGTTGCATCATACAAATTATATGAAAATATCTTCAAAAATTCTGATTGGGAATTAATTAGAAGAAAATTGATCAAAAAAACTTATTTGTGGCTAGATTATGTTACCATTAGATGAAATATTACATGCATTTTTGATTTTAATGACATCATTTTCTGTATTTTACTTCTTTTTGAGATTAATTGAGTGGGTGTATTATGAATTTAAATTTATTAAATTGAAAAAAACTAAGGAACAAAAATTATGAGTGATGAAAACGTAAAAACTATGCAGGAAGTTGTACGTGAAACAAAACAGAAAAATTCCAACGAATTAAATAAGACTTTATTAGATGAATTTGCTATGGCCGCATTAACCGGACTTTTAGCTACGAATTCTATGAAAGATCCAGCTAAAAAGAGTTATTCTTTAGCACAGGAAATGATGGAAGCTCGTAAATTATATTAAAATTTAATATGTTGTATAAAAACAACAGTGTAAAATAATACTTGACAATTAACGTATAATATGTTATACTATATTATGTTGAGTAGGAGTTTACATATGATTCGAAAAAAACGTTCTGACCGTAATCATGTATTATATCGGGTTTCTTGCATTGATACCGGAGATTCATACATAGGATTAACGGTCGCTCAGGGACAGGCATTTTTGCGTTCAGTTAAGTTGCGCTGGCAGAAACATGTTTCCCGTTCGATTCGTGAAAATAAAGATTGGGCATTATATAAATGCCTGAGAAATAATATTGACGCTGAATGGCGTTATGAGATTTTGGAAGTTGTACGTGGTCGAAAACCTGCTCACCAACGTGAGCGGGAATTGATTGAAGTATTATCTCCAACACTCAATACTTTTTGATTTACTTTTAACTATTATGGAGTTTTAAATGATTAAACTTGATTTAACAATCGATGAAGTGAATGTAGTTTTGGCATCATTAGCAAAACAACCTTTCGAGGCTGTCGCTGGAGTTATTCAAAAAATTCAACAGCAAGCTGGTCCTCAAGTGCAAGAGATTACAGAACAGCAGAAAGCTGAATCTTTGGTAAAAGAGTGATGAATTAATGTCCACCTAGGTGGACATTTTCATAATCTCAAAGGGAAAATGGATTAGGAACATACGATGTTGCAATTAAATTACGATGGATTTCATTTTTTACCTGATAGTAAAAATGAGAATTCGGTGCAGTTTCAATACTTCAATCTGAAAAATTCTGATGGTAGTTTAGATAACACCGATTCGGACTTAGAAAATGTCAATGATATTGGTCCGATGTATAATGTGGTTTTACTGCGAGGTGCTCAGGACGGTCCGGGTGTTGAAGTGTGTGATATATTCGAAGCTGTATTCGCTGATCCTTCAGTTTATGCGGAAGGATTAATTAGTGCGGAGATATACGGCACCTTTGTGAGAAAGAATAAAAAATGTGAATCGTTTTGGACAAATTATTTGAAAGAAACTTTAGGTAATATTGAAAAAATAAACGAAGAGTTAAGGGAAGAAAATGATGATGAATGATTTGAGAGATTCTTTGCAAAAAGGTATCGTTACAGTTACTTTCACGAAAAAAGATGGAAGTGAAAGAGTAATGAAATGTACACTATCTGAAAATTTTATTGCACAGAAAGATTTACCGAAAGGTAATACACGAGCTTCAAATGCCGAAGCTATCGCTGTTTATGATGTCGATGTTTCAGGCTGGCGAAGTTTCCGAATAGATTCGGTTAAGTCTGTTACTGTTTGATTACAAATTCTGGCGTTAGTTCAACGGATAGAACATAGAGCTTCTACCTCTAGAATGTGGGTTCGATTCCTGCACGCCGGACCAAATATATCCCTGTAGCTCAATGGTTAGAGCAGCAAACTCATAATTTGTTGGTTGAGGGTTCGAGTCCCTCTGGGGATACCATAATAAATTAGTGAGAAGTGAAAAGGATAAATAAAAGTATCATGAGGATACTTTATAGTCTTACTATTGTCCTTTGTCATTTTATATTTCTAGCGGCATCGCCCGCACTTGCCAGTGAGTTGGTTCATCAATTTAATTCCCCAGCCTTTAATGGTATTGGGTATTCTTCCCATGTCTTCACGATTCATCAATTAGAGACGCAACGTCAACAAAAAATAAAAGATGAAAGACAGGCAGCTATCGATAAAGCTGAACGTGAAGCGAAGAATACCAATATAGCAAAATTCTTGGTTAATGTGGAATCTAGAATATACGCACAATTATCAAAACAACTTTCTGATCAATTATTCGCAGAAGGCGGTAAGAACACCGGATCGATGGATTTTCAAGGAACAACCATTACTTGGATGAAATCAGGAAGTGATGTAATTCTTTCCATACTGGAAACAAACGGCACTAGAACCGACATTACTGTTCCAATCGCAGGATTTTCATTCTGATGAGAAAATTAATTTTCGCTTTGTTGTTTGTGTTATCTGGTTGCGCTAGTACGCAATTAGAAATTATGCAAGAAGATCCAATTAAAATAGAACCTAAAAAATCTCTGATTGATAAAATGCCTCTGTTGGATGGTCCACCTATTACGATTGCTGTTTATGGGTTTGTCGATAAGACAGGACAGAATAAACCAAGTGAGAGACTAGCACTATTCAGTAAGGCGGTAACACAAGGTGCTGAGACTTTCTTGATAAAGGCTTTAAAGGATTCGAAGAATTGGTTTAAGGTTGTTGAAAGAGTTGGTCTCGATAATCTTATAAAAGAAAGACAGTTGATTAGAAATCAACGAGAAGTTTATGAAGGAAAAGATGCTAAACCTTTAAAACCTATGACGGTTGCAGGCATCATGATTGAGGGTGGTATTATTGGTTACGATAGTAACATCAGAACAGGTGGTACCGGTGCGAGGTATTTGGGAATAGGCGCAAGTCAGCAATATAGAGTTGATGAAGTAGTAATTTCATTGAGATTAGTTAGTGTCAATTCAGGAGAAGTTCTGTTAACAAACGCTGTATCGAAAACAATCTACAGTACTTCTCAGAACGTTGGTGTGATGAAGTTTATTTCTTCGGGTACAACATCATTGGAAATAGAATTGGGTAGTGCAGCGAATGAACCAACAACATACGCTGTAAGAGTAGCAATTGAACAAGCTGTCTATGAAATGATTATAGATGGTGAAAAGAAAGGATTATGGCGGTTCTTAAAATAATTAAAAGGAAATAAAATGAAACTTAAAGTTATCGTCCTTATTATGGCGGTACTTGGTTTGACGAATGTTTATGCTAATGTAGTTTATATCGATCAAGTCGGTGATAGTTCTGTAGTTACGATCATACAAGATGGAACAGGTAATATTATTGGTGATTCTGTCAACCCAGCATTTATCGGTGGCGGATCCAATGTTTTAGATGTTCAACAAATTGGTTCAGGTAACGAACTGTCGATGGTGGTTAATGGTGCGGCCGCATCAGTTATCGTTGAAACTGTTGGTAGTAACAACACTCAAGATATACAGTGCGGTACCGTTTCGTCTTCTGGATGTTCTGGTTCCACAATTACACAAACTGTAACAGGTGACAATAATACTATAACTCAAGATTTGGGTTCTGGTGCTAATCATACTAGTAATATTACTGTCGCAGGTGATACCAACAATATCACGCATACGAGCACTTCTTCAGGTACTACAACACTGAATGCTGTGATTAGTGGTAATTTGAATACCGTTGGCGTAACTCAATCTGGAATGACCACACAAAATGTTACACTTAACTCGACTGGTAATAGCAACACTATTACTATCAATCAGTCAAACTAATATTGCTGCTGTTGGAAAAGTTTCAGAACAATCTGGTCCTACAGAAATAGTACGAGACAAGAAATCGATGTCCAGTGCGATAAACACTGGCATCGAAATGAATGATACTATTATTACTGCAAAAGCCAAAGCAAAACTCACCTTTCAAGATAAAACTACAGTCAACATTACTGAGCAATCAAAACTCGTTATTGATGACTTTGTTTATGATCCAAAAAAAGGTTCTGGTAAACTTGCAATGAAAGTTGTTTTGGGCACAGCTCGATATGCAAGTGGTCAAATCGCAAAAACAAATCCCCAACAAGTTTCCGTCAATACTCCTACCGCTACGATAGCGGTAAGAGGAACTGATTTCTCAATGACGGTTGATGAATTAGGAAGAAGTTTGATCATGTTACTTCCCTCTTGTGATGAAGATAAACGTAAATGTGTCACTGGAGCTATCTCTGTTAAGAATGGTGCTGGTGAAGTATTCATGGATCGAGCATATCAAGTTACTCTTGTTACATCATTAAGTTCTCCTCCATCATCACCGATTATTATTACGATTGATCAAGCGAACATTAACAACTTGTTGATTATATCACCACCAAAAGAAATTAAAGAAAGTATACAAACCTCAAAAACTACATTAGATATAAATTTTCTGGATGTTGATCTTCTGAAATATAATGAGTTGGACAAAAATGAATTGGAAAATTTCAAAGAATTGGACATAAACCTTTTAGATGTTGATCTATTGTTTAATATGTTAGATGCTGAAAGTGCTGCCTTAAAACAGGACTTATTATCGAATGACAATAAACTGTTGCCTAATTTTAATTCTGCATCAGGAGCTCGTTATTTTTTCAATGATGACCAATCACAGATTAACTTATGTCGATATGTGGGTAATCACACAGCTTGTGTTAGAACTCCTGTTGAAGAAAATAAGACGGTAACATACATACAAGATGGATCAACATATATTCAAAACATTAATAAAGGTGGTGTTTCGAATATTACCATTGTACAGAAATGAAAAAACTACTGATCACACTCTTGTTGATTTGCAATGTTTCCTTCGCTCAGAATTATGGATGGGAAACTGGCAATTTATCTGATTGGATGGTAGGTGGTGGTAGTACCTCAACAATTAAAAACACTTGGGATTCAAATGGTGTTGGTGTTGCAGTAACAACAGGTGTAACGGACTTTAATCCAGGTGGTGGTAAAAACTGGAATATTAATCCATATGGGTCATATATGGGGAGTCTTCAACCTGGAAATGGATCTGTTGCGTTTGATAGTGCAGTATCAAGTTTAGGTCTAAATTCAACTGAAAATACCTCTATCAAAAATTATCTGAGTTTGCAGGCTAGTTCCGGAGGCGGTGGAAATCCTAATCCTACGAATGCTACTTGGATTAAACAGAATGTGAATTTAATAGCAGGAACAACATATAAGATTGCATGGAATTATCTTTCTACAGATTACACACCATTCAATGATGGATCGATGATGACTCTGGTA